TATTACAATGGTCCTAAAGCTCACTTTGCTAAGTGGACGAAGCGACCAACCCCTTCTTGGTTTAATGGATGATATATTTTAAAAGTATAAAATGGAAAAACCTACTAAGCACTGGCAATACATTCACTGAGATTGTATTTGACAAGCATAAGACAACATTAATTGTCGGAGAGAATGGAGCTGGAAAGTCTACCATTCTTGATGCTTTGTGCTTTGGTCTATATGGTAAGCCATTTCGTAAAGTAAACAAGAACCAACTGATCAATACTGTCAACGGTAAGGGGACGGTAGTAGAGTTGGAGTTTAGAATTGGTCGTAAAGAATATAAAGTTGTTCGTGGTATCAAACCAAACTTGTTTGAGATCTATAGCGACGATCAACTAATCGATCAGAACGCTGATGCTAAAGAGTATCAGGAGATGTTGGAGAACCAGATTCTCAAACTAAATCAAAAGTCATTTGCTCAGATTGTTATTCTTGGTAGTGCATCGTTTGTTCCGTTTATGCAATTGCCATCTGCACACCGTAGAGAGATTGTAGAAGACTTATTAGACATTCAGATCTTCTCTACTATGAACTCTATCCTAAAGGATAAGATTGCATATAATAGAATTAAGGCTACCGATGTTGATTATAAGATCAAGGGTAGTGCAGAGAAGATTGAGATGTATAAGAAGCATATTGATTCTCTTAAGCAGAACAATGATGATCTCATTAAGCAGAAGCAAGAACAAATTGCAACTCTCAATACCAATATTGCTGACTCGAATACACAAGCGGAAGCAATCAATACTGAGATTGAGACCCTAACAGAGAGCATTAGTGACCAGGACAAAGTAAGGTCAAAACTCGAGAAGATCCGAGACATATCGAGACAAGTCGATTTGAGATTATCAAAGATTAAGAAGGATGCTGAGTTCTTTACAACGCATGATGATTGTCCAACTTGTAGACAAGGAATTGCAGATGAGCATAAAGCTCTGATCATTATAAAGAGTACTGCTCAAATTGAAGAAATTGAAACCGGTAAAGAGAAGATTGTTGCTGAACTAGAAGCTATCAATAATAGACTCAGTGCTATCAATACAATCTCTTCTCAGATTACAACAAAGAACAGAGAAGTATCTGATATCCTTGTTCAAGTTCGTACGTGGACTAACTTCATAGCTGGTATCAATAAAGAGATTGAAGAGTTAGGTAAGAATACAAAACAGATTGATGCTAACACGGAAGAGATTAAAACTCTCAAAGAAGAACTAAGAGTAGCAATCATTGAGAAAGAAGATCTATCCAAAGACAAACAAGTATTTGATGTCGCTGCTGTATTGTTGAAGGATAGTGGTATTAAGACGAAGATCATTAGACAATACGTTCCTATTATCAATAAATTGATTAATAAGTATTTGGCAGCGATGGACTTCTTTGTCAGCTTTGAGCTGAATGAGAATTTTGAAGAAACAATTAAATCGAGGTTTAGAGATGAATTTACTTACGACAGTTTTTCAGAAGGTGAAAAGATGCGTATTGACTTGGCCTTGCTATTTGCTTGGCGAGCTGTTGCAAAGCTCCGTAATAGCGCTTCTACTAATCTCCTCATTATGGACGAAGTATTCGACAGCTCTTTAGACTCTTCTGGTACAGATGAATTCCTAAAGATCCTTAATGGGTTGACTGGAGATACAAATACGTTTATTATTAGCCATAAAGGCGATCAGTTGTTTGATAAATTCGAACACGTAATTAAATTTGAGAAGCACAAGAACTTTAGTAGAATAGCAACATAAGGATACATTATGATTTTAAAATTAGTAGACTCCGGACATCCTCTTTTATTGAAAGAGCTTGATGATTTTGACTTTACCAATCCACCTACAGATCCAATCGAGTTGGCAAATAACTTAATTGAAACAATGAAAGAGAACCGAGGACTTGGTTTGTCAGCTAACCAATGCGGTCTTCCATACCGTGTGTTTGCTTTATGGTCTGCTGAACCTCTTGTTTGTTTCAATCCTCGTATTGTTGACCAATCATATGAATTTGTTCAATTGGAAGAAGGATGCTTGACTTTTCCAAATCTTTTCATTAAAATAAAGCGTCCTAGTATGATTAAGGTTCGTTTCCAAGATGCATTTGGAGAGACACATACTGAAAAGTTTACAGGAATGACTGCTCGTGGATTCTTACATGAGATGGACCACTTAGACGGTATCTTCTTTATGAAGCGAGCAACGACTCCTCATTTAAGCAAAGCATGGAATCAGAAGAAACAACTTGATAGAAAGTTGAAGCGTGGTGAGGTATACTTCAAGCCATCTGAGATGCCAAACATTAATATTAACACAGGAATACTAAATGAAAATCAGAGTATCTGAACTATTTTATAGCTTTCAAGGAGAAGCTCTATACGCAGGCAAGCCTAGTGCTTGGATTCGCTTCTTTGGCTGTAATCTAGAGTGTAATGGATTTGGCCAGCAAGATCCTACAGACCCATCTACATACGTCCTTCCATATCAGTCGTTTGATATCTCAGAGATTAAAAAGATTGAAGATCTTCCTGTGTGGCACTATGGATGCGACTCTTCTTATTCTTGGTCTGCAAAGTATAAGCACTTAGTACACGACTACCAAGCAGAAGATGTTGCTGATAAGTTAACTGATATGATGAGACACGAAAGTAATCCTGATGGATTGTGGGTTCATCCACAGACTAAGATGGATACTCAACTATGTTTCACTGGTGGTGAGCCAATGATGTGGCAGAAAGCAATGAACGCAATCATTGCGGAGTATGATAAGAGAGGTAACCTTCCTAAGTTGGTTACGATTGAGACTAACGCTACTCAAAAGATCCAACCGTTCTTTGCACAGTTGATCGATTACTCTAACATCGATTTCCATTTTGCAATGTCTCCTAAATTGTTTACAGTATCTGGTGAGAAGGATGCTGTTGTTCCTGAGATTATTGCTTCTTATATGAAGATGGGTTATTCTCATGTAATTAAGTTCGTGGTTAATGGTACGAAAGAATGTTGGGAAGAAGTGGACGAAGCTGTTGCTAAGATTAGAGAGACTGCTGCTCGTTATGCTTTATTCGATCCAGTGTTTTGGGTAATGCCTGTCGGTGCTACAAAAGATCAACAAGAAGATGTACAAGTTGCAAATATTAGTATGGAAGCAATGAAGCGCGGATTCAATATAGCCACACGTAATCATTGCTACGTGTTTGGTAATGTGATAGGAAAATAATATGTACTATAGTTTTGATCATTTCAAGCAAGATGCTGACAAGTTAGTAGAGCAGATTACTAACTCAGGTAAGTTCTATGATTATGTTGTTGGTATTGTAAGAGGCGGAGCCATTCCAGCTGTATATCTCTCACATCGCTTAGGAATTCCAATGCGAGGTGTATCTTGGTCTACGTTCCACAATGACCAGATGAGAGAATCTGCTTTGGATATTGCGGAAGATATTAACGAAGGAAAGAACATTCTACTCGTTGATGATATTCTTGATTCTGGAAGGACAATGAAAGAGTTGTTGGAAGACTGGAGTCAGACAAGAGATAAGATTGGAATCGCTGTCCTTGTATACAATCTCCAACAAGATATTAAGCCAGATTACTTCGGTACAGTGATTGACCGAAATGTAGATAAGGACTGGATCAACTTTTGGTGGGAAAAAGACATCGACGAAAAATAATCGTTGACTTTTTTGACCGTCCTTGATATAGTGGACGTATGGATCTTAATACAACCCTTATCGGAACGATTTTATCGGTCACGTCTACCGCATTCAATGCGCCTGTAATAACGACGGAGACGCAAACTGCGTCCTTCCCGTTCACTCCACATATCTCTCAAGTAGAGGCATGCAAACAAGCAGAGAATAAAGCAAAAACTCTGATACTTGAAAAGACTGTTGGACAATTGTTCACAACAGACACATCCCAAACGTGCAAAGAGGTAAACAACAAACATAGTTGTAAGACCTATAATGTTTCTTTGGAATCGGTTAGAGGCGAGGTTACTGAGATAATCGATCGAAAAGAAAAAGTACAGAACTGGCAGTGTGAAGTGACATTAACTGCTAAAGTATCAAGAAAGCAAGAACAGCTGGATCCTAATTACGATCTAAATGTTAAGATGCAACAACTTGTTTATATGGAAAAGGACACGCTAAGGTTTTCTGTAGAAAGTAATTCGCACGGAGCTCTAACTATATTCAGACTCGATCCCGGAAATAAACTAGTAAAGATTTGGCCACTGACTGGCTATCAACGTCGTAATAATTCCCTCAAGCCGTGGATGAGAATGGACTTTCCTAACGACTTCGCAAGACTTCCTGTACAACCATATGTGGAAGGACAGGACAATGCTACAACTCTGTTTATTGCATATACATCCCAACCAGCTCATTTCATGGATGATTATGAGTTGACATATTTCTACAAATTGTGGGACAATCTAAAGTATGAAAAGCGCCTTTTGAAAAAAGGGTATATTGTAACTAGGAGCGAGTGATGAAGAAGTCTATATTATGTTTGTGTGTTCTCGGTATGGTTGGCTGTTCTTCGACCAAAGTATCAGACGTTAAGATTCCAGAAGGATCGCGATCTGTATCTCAGTACCCTGTCAATAAAATTGAGTTGCCTGAGTGGTATGTCAATGTACCTAAAGAGGATAATGCGATCTATGCTACTGCATCAGAAGTATCTTCCGACCTTCAGTATGCAATCGATAAAGCAGCAATGTCCGCTAAACGGGAGATTGCATTTAAGCTGAGTAACGACTTCTCTCAAAAGTATAAAGAGCATACTTCTGAAACCAATTATTCTACTCAAGAAAAGATGGCTAAAGAAACTGAGCGTCTTGTGATTGCTAACTCCGTCAGTGTTAATCTTGTTGGCGTGCAACGTGTTAAGAGCGAAGTGATTCGTGAAGGTAATCAATACCGCGCATATATGCTCGTTCGTTACGGCTTGGATGAATCTAACCGTATCCATATGAACTACATAATTAAAGAGCGTAGAGCAAACGTTAAGACTGAAATGGATAAGTTTGATCGCGAGATCAAAGAGAATCGTGGACAGTCTCACGTAGAGCCAGTAACGATTAGTCCTGTCCAAGAGTCAGGAACGCTCAAGCCCGTAAGCCAATACAAACCTGACCAATTGCTTGGTCCTAAAATTAGCGATCCAGAAGTACGTGCGCAAGTTATGGAAGCATACAAGAAACCTGGTGCAGTTGTCCTCCAAGAAACAGTACGATGAATCAGCAAAATATTGATGCCATAATTGAAGAAATCCTAGCCACTCAATACATTAGGACATCAAAGTCCCATCCTTGGGTGACTGAGGATGGACCATATGATTTCGAAGACCACCAAACCCGTATGTTTATCTACAACGGATTCTCGTACATAGTTGCTGCAAAGATGTGGGTGGAGGACGTAGAAGGTTGTAAGAGACTCCCTGAATGGATGCAAGTTCCGTGGGGTACATACCCGAATCTACCCCCTAAACCCCCAAAGAAATAGCCTGTTGACATTTTATTCATAAAAACGTATAATAGTCTTATATTAATTGTTCTTAGGAGTGTTTATTATGATGCCAGCTGGTAAATATTATATTGGTGACCTCTGTTATGTTATGCATGATGAGTGGGACGAAGTTTGTCACTTAATGTTCCATGGTCGCAATGATCATGGTTGTAACGATGGCGAATTCCGTTTGAAAGATGGACGGAAGTTTGCATCATATGGAACTAAGTTTGGTGATGGTGAATATCGCGATCAGATGGACAACCGCTACGGCGTTGATGCTGGCTTGATTGGTTGTATCCTTTTAGAAGATATCGATCTCAAAAGTGGGGAGAACTTTACCACTGGTGGAGCAATTGTTGAGTTTGCTGCTCCATTCTATACTTCCGGTGGCCGTGATGGTCTTGGTCGTGATTGGGATGGCGTGATTAAAATCGGACATCTCGAGATTGAAACAGATCCTATGGAAATGACGGAGTGGTAATATGAATGCTAACGATATTGCAATCAATCGCGAACAGCAAAAGAACTTTCACAACGCACGTTGTTACTTCTTACAGTTCAAACAAAAGTATTCCGAAATCTTCGGTAAAGAAGTAATACGTGAATTCAATCAAGCAATGAAATACTTCACTGATGCTCACGATCCTGTTCGTGCATTAGAAGACCAACGTTCGGAAGATCGTTTCGAGCATTATGAAGCCATGCGTAAGTATTATGGTTTATCTGCTGTATGGTCTATGATGGAGTACGATCGTCTCGACGACTCTACAGATAGAGATATCAAAACAATTAAGTACTATAATGTAGTAGTACCGGTTGTTAAGAGACCAGAACATCCGTGGCTACGTTGGACTGATGTGTATGAGGCCTGTGATAAGGCAATTAAACTATCAGAAGACGAACACCATATTTTTATCGAATACTTACACAGAGAAGACTCTGATCCTGAAGGTCAATATACTTTGTCAACTGGCAGTTGACTTTAGACTTATAAAGATAGACAATACCCATCAACTGGTGAATTGTCTTTATAAGTATTCCACCAGGTAATATATTTTATCTGGTGGTCCTTGACCTTTCCACCGACAATCTGAAAGGAAATAAATGTCACACCCAGCGCATAAGTCTAACGCAGAGTTAGGACTTGCAGTACACAAACATCTATTGTCTAAGGGTTTGGAAACCCCTATGACTAGTGAAGTTCTTCGTCCAGCAGACGAAAAGATCGATGAAATTATCCCCCACTTCCATGCAATCATGGATATCCTTGGACTTGATTTGTCCGACGACTCTTTAGAAGATACACCTAAGCGTGTTGCTAAAATGTATGTCAATGAAATCTTCTGGGGTCTTGATTACACTAAGTTTCCTAAATGTACGACAATCGATAATAAAATGGATTACCGCAATTCATTTGTATGCGAGAAGCGAGTAAATGTTCAATCTAATTGTGAACATCATTTCGTTATTATCGATGGCTTGGCTACAGTTGCGTACATTCCTCACGCTAAGGTTCTTGGATTATCTAAGCTGAACCGAATCGTAGAGTTCTTTGCCAAGCGTCCACAAGTGCAAGAGCGTCTAACAGAGCAAATCTGTGAGACAATTTCGTTCATTGCAGACACACCTGATGTTGCTGTATATGTTGATGCTCAGCACTATTGTGTAAAGAGCCGCGGAATTCAAGATACTGGATCTTCTACTGTAACTCTATCGACACGTGGTAAGTTTGCAGAAGCTGATTCAGAAGTTCGTCGTGAGTTCTTGAACATTGCTCGTTCAGCTTGAACATATAGTAGTTGACTTATTATATTTTCTAGCGTATTATTAGTAGTTCTGGTTCCCCCCAGATATGTTTTATTTAATTTTAATAAAGGTGATTTGATATGAATCAAAAGCAAAAGATTTTGAATGTTCTTAAAGAAGGTCGTGAATTGACCGCTAAGCAAATTGCTGCTCAGTTCCACATTGGTTCTCCAACCAAAGTAGTTTCTGAGTTGCGCCGTGATGGTTATGCCATCTATTTGAACAAGCGTGTTGATACTAAAGGTCGTGAGACAAGCAAGTATCGTTTGGGTACTCCTAAGCGTTCTATGGTTGCATTGGCTGCTAATGTATTTGGCGCTCAAGCATTCGACCGCGCTACTGTTTAATAACAGTATGTAATAGAGCCTGCACCTCTTAGTTGGGGTGTGGGCTTTTTTATTATGGAAAATTATGCATAAGTTTTACGTTTGTGAATTTACAAATATCAAGTATCCAATGCCTGATCCTGATAAGGTGTTTGTGAAGTTTGGTATAACACATCATTGGGATGTGATGGATAGATTTAATCCCAAGGTTAATGATGGTTATACTAAAAATTATAGCGATTGGAAAATCGTTTGTAAATTTTCAAAACCATGTTCTACTAAAGAACAAGCGGAAGCGCTTGAGAAGAAATGGTTGACTGAAATATTCCCTAATCCAGGTCCAACAAAAGTATGGGTTGAAAATTATTTAAAAATAAGTGATAATAATCTATATTATGATAACACCGGAATTACTGAGTTGAGACTACTAACTGCTAAGCAGGCAAAGTGGGTCTACTACACACTCCATAGCACAAAGAAGGAAACTATATGATGACATCAGAAGCAATTACGGGCGGAGCAAGCGTTTCTGCACCGAACGAAACGTTCACGTTACCATTTCCAAACGACAGTCAGATTACTATTAGCAAACCACCAAAATCGTTTATTTGGGTGACGTTTCGAAAAGAAGGTATCCACCGATACCCAGCTGCTGCAACGGATCCAAAGTTATCGACTGGGGATTGGTTGGATGTCAGTTTCCTTGCATCCCCTCATCGACACATATTCCACTTCCGTGTAGAGATGGAAGTATTCCATGACGATCGGGATGTTGAATTTATTCAATTAAAGCGTATACTGGAAAATTGGTATAGTGAAAAGACTCTATCCGTTGATTATAAGTCTTGTGAGATGATTGCTAAAGACTTGTATGATAAGATCATTGTAAAATGGCCTAGTAGAGACATTCGTATTGAAGTAGCTGAAGACGGTGAGAATGGATGCCGTATATATTTTGAAAAACCACAAAGGGTAGCATAATGACACCACTAAACAAAAACATGGGCGATCCTATTAAGTTTTGCCACATCTCTCCTACAAAGTATCTCGAACGATTTACTAATACTAATGGAGCTCACTTATTGTTGGCTCACTTAGTAGAAGAAGATGAGGGGTATGCAAACTACTACGCTAATCTTAACGACGGTAAAGTAAAGATTATGGACAACTCAGCTTTTGAGATGTTTAAGCAAGGTCGTCCGATGTATGAGTCTGATAAACTGATCGAGATGGGCAACAAATGTAAAGCTGATGTTATTGTAATGTCAGACTATCCTAAAGAGCCGTGGCAAAAGACTATGGAAGCAGCACAGAAGATGATCCCTGAACTCAAAGCAGCTGGCTTTGGTACATTCTATGTTCCACAAAGTGAGTTTGGAGACATGAAAGGCGTGCTAGAATCGTTTAAATGGGCGATCGAGAACAAAGACATTGACTTAGTTGGTGTATCGATTCTAACGTGTCCTATTGCGTTTGAAGTAGATGAATCGAAGCATGGTTCTGGTGAGCGTCATAAGGGCTACTGCTTACAGCGATTTTTATCTCGTTGGAAGATGTTTAAAGCATTGGAGGCAGCTGGCCATCTTAATTCTGTTGGTGCTATTAAGAAGTTCCATTGCTTAGGAATGACCGATGGTCCTAATGAGATTGAACTTTTACAAGAGTTCAAGCCATACATCTATTCTTGGGACTCATCTGCTGCTGTGTGGGCTGGTTTGAATGGTCGACCGTTCGATCGTTCTCCGTCTGGTATGCAACATGGAAAGTTGGAATTAGAGGTTGACTTTAATTACCAACATGAGGTACCATCTATGATGAAGATTGTTGATTTTAATATTGGGTACATTAATTCTCTATGCCAAAGATAATTGCACTGACTGGTGCTAAAGGTAGTGGTAAAGATACGGTTGCAGGAATTATCAAATCAAAGTATGATAATGTTGCAACTGTAGCTTTTGCTGACCCTATTAAGAATGTAATCCAACATATATTCAATCTCGACCCAACAAACAATGATGAGTATGATCGACTGAAGAGATCGGACTTTAGCGTACACTCTTCATTCAAAGATACAGAAGCAACGACGACTTGGAAGCACATACCAGGTCGTCATGTTGTTCGTGAGATTGGTATGTTGATGCGTAGTTATAATGAAAAACAATTTACTGAGTATGTTGAAGATCAGTTTAGACAGTATCCGGACAAGCTGTGGGTGATCACTGATCTACGATTCGACAATGAGTACACGATGCTTAAGAAGTGGAATGCTAAGATTATAAAGATTAATCGTCCGCGCTATGAATACGATGGCCATATTACAGAGCGTGGTTTCGATGATCACTTAGTACATAAAATAATATTGAACGATGGTTCGATGGAATATCTTAATACAAGGGTGGACGTTGTAATGGAAAGTTTAATTAAGGAGTGGCAATGAAGCACATTATGGGCGAGAGCTCTAAATCGACATTGACGAATGTCAAAGAAGGGGACGTACAACCAAACGCTGTTGATCTTCGTCTCGATAAAGTTTTTAAGATTAAGACAGATCTGTTTGAAATCTCTAACGAACACAAGAACCACCGTGGCACAGAGTATGAGATGAAGGTTGATCCTGAGGGATACTTTAATCTTACACCAGGTCATTATGAGGTTGTTATGGAAAATATCATCAACGTCGGAGAAGGCGAAGCTGGTTGGGTAATTACTCGCTCTACTCTCAATCGTAATGGTCTGTTCTTGACATCCGGATTATACGACAGTGGATACCACGGAGTAATGGCTGGTGTATTGCATGTTACAATCGGTAATGCGCGTATCAAGCGGGGTACACGGATTGGACAATATCTTTCATTCGATGCTGAAGCGTTACATAAATATAATGGCGACTATGGAGTCGGCAAACAACATGATAACAAGTATGGAGTGAATTAATAATGGAAATTAAAGTTGAAATTTCGGAATTGCAAAAACGTAAACTGTTTGTAGCGACTCCAATGTATGGCGGTGCGTGTGCTGGTATGTTTACACGCTCGATTGCAGACCTTTCTGCAGTATGTGCCAAATATCAAATCCCCCTACAACTCTACTTCCTCTTCAACGAATCGTTAATTACCCGTGCGCGTAATTATTGTGTTGATGAGTTCTTGCGTAGTGAAGCAACTCATCTGATGTTTATTGACTCAGACATCGGATTCAATCCACAGGATGTCTTGGCTCTATTGGCATTGATGACGGATGAGAGTCCATATGATGTAATGGGTGGTCCATATCCTAAGAAATGTATCTCTTGGGAAAAGATCAAGCAAGCTGTTGATAAGGGTGTTGCAGATAAAGATGCTAATGTTCTTGAGAAGTATGTTGGCGATTATGTGTTCAATCCCAAAGGTAGTCAGAAAGAAATTCCAATTGGTTCTCCAGTTGAAGTTATGGAGATTGGTACTGGCTTTATGATGGTTCGTCGTAAGACATTTGAGGACTATAAGAAAGCATATCCTCACCTATCATATAAACCTGATCATGTTCGTACAGAACACTTTGATGGCTCGCGTGAGATTCACGCATACTTCGATTGCGTAATTGATCGTGGTTATGGATATGAAAACCTTCATCAATTGCTGGCTGATGTTGCGGCTGGTAAAGCAGACGTCGAATTGGCTAAGAAAATGATTGAGGGTGAGAAGACTTCATCTAAACGTTATCTGTCAGAAGATTATATGTTCTGCTACAACGTTGAACGGATGGGAGCTCGTGTATGGTTCTGTCCGTGGATGCAATTACAGCACGTTGGTAGTTATGTATTCGGCGGTAGCTTAGCTGACCTTGCTTCGATTGGTGCTTCTGCAACAGCCGATGTGGGTAAACTGAATAAACCAAAGAAGTAAATTAAGGAGAATTATATTATGAAACTTGAAGGCAGAACCCTCTCTATCCTCAAGAACTTTGCGAGCATTAATCCTTCAATTATGTTTAGGCCTGGTGACGTTCTTAAAACGATGTCACCTAACAAAACAATACTGGCTCATGCCAAGTTGAAGGACTCTGTTGATGGTCAATTTGCAATCTATGATCTGAGTAAATTCCTAAGCGTATTGAGTTTGTTCGACAAACCTACTCTAACAGCTCAAGATAAGTTTATGACAATTGTCGATGGGCAACAGCGTGTTAATTATACATTTGCTGATCCTAAGAATATCGTACAAGCATCTGATAAGACTCCTCAAGTTGCAGATCCTGAGATTACATTCAAGTTGACACAAGCAACTCTCGATCGCGTACAGAAGGCTATGGGTGTGTTAAAGCTCCCTGAACTTGCCGTCGTGGGCGATGGAGAGAGCATCTTTGTTGAAGCGGTAGACCTAAAGAATCCTTCCGCTGATAACTTTGCCGTTGTAGTTGGAACTACTGCTCACAGATTTAAGATGATCTTTAAGTCTGAGAATATTAAAGTAATCGCTGGCGACTATGATGTTGAGATTTCTAGTAAAGGTATCTCGCACTTTAAAGGGGATGATGTAGATTACTGGATTGTTGCAGAAGCAAGTTCGACATTCGAAAGTAAATGATGAAACCAACTTCAACGTACAAGATGACCAAAACAACAAAGCGTTATCTCGCAACAATTGTCGATCCTCATAGACGAGGAGAGATAAAGAGAATGGCCATCCAAGGCGAGCTAGCAATTATTGCCGCCAAGTTTGCAAAGGTTGACAAATCCTCGAAAGAATGATATAATGATGAATCAAAAAGTGCTGGATGAAATATATGAGTTGGAAGAATTGATTAGCCAACTCCAGCGTTTTGAACAAAATGAGAAGACTGTAAGAGAATTACAGGAAACAATTGAAAGATTAAAGAGAATTCTCAACTCTTAATCAAATTGAGGAGTTTTATATGATGAATGACCACTTTCTGTGGGTGGAAAAGTATAGGCCTAAGACTATACAAGATACTGTCTTGTCGGCAGATCTGAAGCAAACATTCCAGCAATTCGTTGACGATAAGGTTGTTCCGAACTTATTATTGACTGGTCGTGCTGGTACTGGTAAGACGACAGTTGCTCGAGCGATGCTTGAAGAACTGGGTTGTGACTATATTGTTATTAACGGTAGTATGAATGGCAACATTGATACTCTCCGTAACGATATATCCAACTTCGCTTCTAGTGTATCGTTGTCTGGCGGACGTAAGTATGTTATCCTTGATGAGGCTGATTATCTCAATCCGAACTCGACGCAGCCTGCTCTTCGTAACTTTATGGAAGAGTTTAGTAAGAACTGTGGATTCATTCTTACTTGCAACTTCCGTAATAGAATTATCGAGCCACTACATAGTCGCTGTAGTGTAATCGAATTCAAGATCCCTAACAAAGATAAACCTAAGCTCGCTAGTAGTTTCTTTAAGCGCGTCCTTAGTATTCTCGAACAAGAGAATGTTGAGGCAGAACCTAAAGCAGTCGCTGCTGTTATCGAAAGACACTTTCCAGACTTCCGCCGTACGTTGAATGAACTACAACGTTATAGTGCTACTGGTAAGATCGATAGTGGTATCCTCATAAACGTGCAGGAGACGTCTCTAAAAGAGCTTATCGGCTTTATGAAAGTAAAAGACTTTACTAATGTTCGTAAATGGGTTGGTGAGAATTTAGATACCGATCCAGTCGTCCTATTCAGAAAGTTTTATGATAGTGCATCTGAATGTATGAAACCATCTGCGATTCCACAGCTCGTATTACTACTTGCTGAATATCAATACAAGCAAGCGTTTGTCGCTGATAGTGAAATTAATATGGTTGCGTTCTTAACTGAAGTTATGGTGGAGTGTGAGTTTAAATGATTGAATTACAACCTAAAGATACAAGCAAAGGACATTTCTATGTCAGCCTTGTAAAGAGTATTGTCAGAATAGGAGCTGGCGGTTGTTTGATTGCTGGTAATTTATTCTTTGCAGGATTTCTGTTGATTCTTGCTGAGGGGTTAGGTATACTTGAAGAGTTGGTATGAGAGCGAAGTATTATTCTAGCCTCCTGAAGTACTATTGGACTTTGTGGGCAAGAGCGCTTGGAAAGAAAGCACACGATAATGATTGGCAAGCAGATAAGGTTGCTATCATTAGAACTGTGATTGTGCTAAGTTATATTATTACTAATTGTTTTATTATTGCAGGCGTGATACGCCATTGGTAGGAGATTATATTATGGAGAAAATTAATGAACGTAGAAGATTTGTTAAGGGGCTTGGTCTGTTCTCTGCTGTGCTTGCAGGCGCTTCTGTTGCTCATGCACAAGGTGCAAATGCCGCACTGGGTAACAGCGTGGTACCTATTCCTAATAGCCCTGCTGCTAGCGAAGCCATTGATCCAGCCATTATTTCTTTAATTGAAGAGCAAGCAAGCAATCATTTGCAGTTGACGCATACATATGGTGAGATTGCACCTCCACCTCCTCCACCACCACGCGACTTCTCAATCGCAGCAACGAATGGATCGATGTTGATCTCAAATGGCGGAGGTGGAGCTACATGGACTGCTCCATCATTCTTACAGATCAATGCTAACGGTGGTGTAAACATTGGTGGGAAGACAAAGCAGTTTGTTCCTGGTACAGAGAATGAAGTATCTGTTAAAATGGTTCCAGGTCCTGATGGTGAACTTTATTTGAATGTGAACGGACAATGGAAACGAATTCTAACGACATAGTCGAATGTACGATCTGTAGATGCGACTTTGATATTGCTGGCGAAGGTGGTATAGAGGGTAACCTCGGTATACTGCCTGTTGCCTTTTGCCCGACGTGCTTATCAGGACTCGAAGATATGTTCGAACAATTAAATGAATGATTTATTGAAGCCTACTTTACTATGGATAAAAGATGACTTTAGATCTCACCCTCTTCGTTTTTTTATTGAGTTGCTTGCTTGGGCTGTGTCTATCGGGTGTAGCATTACTATGGCTGTTACTGTCCCCAACCCACCCCTACTCGTTCTTTATCCTGTTTGGATCTCTGGTTGCGCCATGTATGCTTGGGCTAGTTATACTAGGAAATCATTTGGCATGCTTGCTAACTACATCTTGCTTACTACCATAGATACAATAGGTTTGGTAAGGATGCTAACCCAATGAACCCGTTTGAATTTGTTAATAGCATTAATAGTCAGTCTAAGAAAGATCTTATGACTGGTACTGAAAACGATGAATTAGCAGAGAGTGGCTATGTCCCTTTCGTCGTTAATCGTGCTTTATCTTATTTTCCTGATACTATAATGTATGCTAACCATATGAATATACACAGGATTTTAGATAATAAACTCCAATTTCACTATCTCCTAAATACTATTCGTCCGGGGAAAAGATTCTCAAAATGGGCAAAAAAGGAAGACGGTGATCTCCAACTTGTTATGCAATACTTCTCCTACGGTGTTGATAAAGCTAAGCAGGTCCTACCATTACTGTCTAATGAACAACTATCCATGATAAAAACAACATTACAGAGTGGAGTTCGGGATGATATTGCTCGATAGTTTAGTCGAAGTAAAACTAGCTAATGAAGATGATTTTTTAAAGGTCCGTGAAACGTTAACGCGGATAGGCGTAGCTTCCAAAAAAGATCAAAAATTGTATCAATCATGCCATATCTTGCATAAGCAGGGTAGGTATTACATTGTGCACTTCAAAGAATTGTTTGCCTTAGATGGCAAACCAACCAACATATCGGAAGATGATTTATCACGTAGAAACACTATTGCCAACCTAATGGCAGAGTGGGGCTTAGTGACACTTGTCGATCCAGTCAAAAGTAAAGAACCAGTCGCACCTCTCTCGCAAATCAAAGTATTGGCATACAAAGAGAAGGACGAATGGGAGCTTGTCGCAAAATATAATATCGGTCGTAAGAAATAATTGTTGTCTTTTGTTTGAGTTGGAGTTATAATTAATTCATGGATTCAAAATGGCACAGACGTTTTTTTCAATTGGCACATCATGTGTCGCATTGGTCGCAAGATCCCTCGACACAAGTTGGGGCATGTATTGTTAATGAAGACAAACAAGTACTAAGTCTTGGTTTCAATGGATTTCCTCGAGGTGTAGAAGACACAGCGGAGAGATACAGAGACAAGGAAACGAAATACAAGTTTGTATCCCATGCAGAACGAAACGCACTTGATAATGCATTCGTTGATGTGAAAGGAGCAACTTTGTATAGTACACTGTTTCCTTGTAACGAATGTGCTAAAGGAATTATTCAAAAAGGGATCAAGGAAGTAATTACTACCCAACCTGATTTGGATCGTAAGCATAATAACTTAGATGAGTCGTTACAGATGTTCGGTGAAGCCGGCGTCAAATTGCGATTTATAGAAAATATTTAAAATAATTTGTAAAAACTGTTGACTTAGATAAAAGAATAGATATATAATTGACGAACTGAAAAAGTTCTTGTAATTTTAGCGAAAGAAAATGAAACACATATCCTCAACCACAATGGCCTATACACAGCCAACATTATCACTAGAGCGCAATAACGGCTCATGGGATAACTTTGCGCCTAGTATTTGTGCAGGGGGTTCTAAAGGGTAAGTTTCAAGTCTAAAATTAGTCTGAAATTCCAAGAACCCCCGAAGGCGAAAGTTTTCGGGGGTTTTTTTATCTGTTGACTTTTTTTACGTTTGTTTATAATGAACGTAGTTTTAATAAAAACATTGTTCTTTTACAATTTGGATCACAATGCTCGGTTCGTCTATCGGCTAGGACACCGCCCTTTCACGGCGGGAAGGAGGGGTTCGATTCCCCCACCGAGTACCATATAGAAACTCTCTGAGTGGCTACATTGGAATAACACTGAACTCACTCATTCTGCAGAACGGTGAGAGGTGCCAAGAAGAGTAGGGCCACCGTAGATTCAAGCACTACAGAGAGGTTCTATATGGTGTTGACTTTAATAAGTCGTCATTGTAAAATATAGACATGCGGGGTTCGTATAGTGGTAATACCTTAGCCTTCCAAGCTAATGCTGAGAGTTCGATTCTCTTACCCCGCTCCATGCCCTATTAGTATATTGGTATTACAGTTGCCTTGTAAGCATCAAAACGGAGTTCGATTCTCTGATGGGGCACCAATAGGAATAAAATGTTAGAATATATTGTTACGTTTTTTGCGTTATTTTTTACTGATATGTTTTATGCATATTATTTAAAATCGATTACTGAAGATAGGGCGTTAGCGTCGAGTCTTTGGGCAATTGTAGTATTTTTGATTGCTAGTGTGGCTGTAATTAACTACACTACTAATCATTGGATGTTGATTCCTGCATGTGCAGGAGCATTTTGTGGTACGTTTGTTGGAATGAAGATTCGAAAAAAGTATCATTTGTAAGATTTTGGTTTCAAAGTGTTCATGGACGCACGCATGCCTGTCACGCATGAAGAAGGAGATCGTTACTCCTTGGAACCGCCAGTATCCCGTTCCTCGACGTGACTGAGGCGTTTGATAATACGATAGAGATCCGGTGGCAGCACACCGTTAGAGATATCAATCAGAAACTGCTATGGTGAACCACACAACAGAAGAAGCAAATGTGGCGACAGGGTTGTAAACTCAAGTCGGGGCGATGTGGAAACGTAGCCGACAACTAATTATCGCGGGTAGGTCAAGTGACCCGGCAGGTCTCATAAGCCTGACTGAGAGTGGAGCGTTACCATTACCCGCAACCAAATTCTATTCCGCAGAACCCGAGCGTGGTGCATGGGCTGGACTGTTAATCCATGGTTAGCTGGGATCGTCACCCAGATGCGGAGCCAAGTTATGGGGCAAAAAAGGTAACTCTGTCCAAAGAGTTCTTGCAGCAATTGTAATGCCCCGCCAGTTTTAGGATCCTTTCAGCAAAACAAAACATTTCACTTTTGGCTGTGAAAAGCAAGCGGATCCTGTTGATTTTTGGAGGTCTTGATGCTATGGTGTGTGCATCGGCGGACTGTAAATCCGTCCCCTCGTGGTAAACATTCGCGGTTCGACTCCGTGGACCTCCACCACTTTATTAACTAAGGAAGTATATGGACATAGATCAAGCGGCAGTATTTTTAGCCGGTTCAATTTTAACCGCACTTGGGTTTATTGTTATAGTGATAGCAGCAGTCGTTATCAATAACATCATTCACAAGTATTGGAAAAGTTTTGGTTGGAAGTTTTTTCCAGCCTATGTTCAAAGAGATATGGGGTTTGAAGAACCAAAGTTGGAAAAGGAAAAGAAGTAATTAACTCTTCTTTTTAGGATACTCGAAAAGAGGATCTCTCTTAAACTCAGCTTTCGGAATTTCGAAAAGCGGGTCGTTTTTATATGGTGTGACTGTCCAATGCGATGACGCTTTGTATGGACGATCTGCCATCGTGTATAGTAGTTTGAGAATTTGCACGTCGTGTAATTTCATAAGAATATTTATCTCCGTGTAGCGTAGTGGTAGCGTTCGTGTTTTGGGGACATGAGGTGGGAGTTCGATTCTCTCCACGGAGACCAGTTTAATTGGGCTGTTGGTATACTTGGGAACACACCTGCCTTGCACGTAGGAGTACGGGGTTCGACTCCCCGACGGTCCACCATTCACCGCTTTAGCTCAATCGGCAGAGCACCATCTTGATAAGGTGGGGGTAGCTGGATCGTAACCAGCAAGCGGTACCAAGTTTAGAGTAGGTTCAGCAAATAAAAGCATTCAACTTGTAATTGAAAACGCAAAAACTACTCTGTCGTTTAATGCCCTGGTGACGGAATTGGTATACGTACTGGTCTTAGAAACCAGGTTCTGAGAGTTCGAGTCTCTCCTAGGGCACCAATTTGCTACTTTAGCTGATGTGGTCATAGCGGCGGTCTGAAGAGCCGTTGAACCAGGTTCGATCCCTGGAGGTAGCACCAAATAAGGAAGGTAATGCAGCGGGGATGGTCCTGCGACTGGCCTTGAAAACCAGGTTCTCAGAGATGGGATGGAGTTCGACTCTTCTGCCTTCCGCCAACATAATGGAGAGTTGGGTGAGTGGTTAAACCAACAATTTGCTAAATTGTCGTTTCGAAAGAGGCGCATCAGTTCGAATCTGATACTCTCCGCCAAAATTATGCTCCCATAGCTTAATGGTAGAGCTCCGAGCTTATACCTCGGCGATGCCTCTAGATGAGGGGATGGTCTAGGTTCGAATCCTAGTGGGAGTACCAACAATAGTGCGATGCCCGAGTGGCCCAAGGGAACGGATTGCAAATCCGTAAAACCGTGAGTTCGAATCTCACTCGCACTTCCAATGCGGATATGACGGAATTGGTATACGTATCGGACTTAAAATCCGAGTTCTCCGAGTTCGAGTCTCGGTATCCGTACCAAAGTTTTTAGGATACATTCAGCAACACAAAATGCAATGAAAGCCTCGTGTCGGTGGTGCAATTCCACCCCCCTTCACAGAGTATATTAGTTAGTATATTCTACGAAGGGGTAGCTCAGTAAGTAGAGCAGAGTAAAACGTATCCTGTTGTTTATGGGTCCTTAGTAAAATGAATATTACACAACGCTACGAACGTTGAAGTGGGAGTTTGATTCTCTCAGGACCTACCAGTAATGTCTCGCTAGCTCAATTGGCAGAGCGTTGGTCTCCAAAACCAAAGGTTCGCGGTTCGACTCCGTGGCGGGATGCCAGTTTGGTGATATAGCCTAGACGGATAGGCGCGGGTCTCATAAGCCTGCCAGATTGGATCGTTACCAATTATCACCACCAAATAGCCACGTTGACCATTTTATGAAAAACGTGTATAATTGATTTATTGTTCCCTGATAGTGTAGCGGTAACACAGTTGACTTTGACTCAACTATCACAAGTTCGAATCTTGTTCGGGGTGCCAAGGAGATTGTATGGCAAATGTAAAGCAAGGCAACTTAACTAAGTCGCCTCAGTGGTGGAAACACCTGAAAGATTTTAAAAGAGTATTTTGGAAAACCGAGCGTAAAGCTCACAACAAGGAGATAAGGAATGAAACGAAAGATATCCGCTAAGCAACGCAACTGCTTCGTTCGCTTGGCTCTATTCAGAAAAGCAGGGTCGCATCGTAAGAGCAACAAAGCTCTACGTCGTGCTGCCAACCAAACATTGATGGGAGTATAACTTAACGGCTAAAGTAGTAGGCTTTTAACCTATTAATCAGAGTTCGATTCTCTGTGCTCCTACCATATAAAAACACATTGTGGTGAGTTTATGAATAGCCTGGGAATACGGCAGTAAACCCAATATATCATAACGTTAACCTGATATCAGCAGTGTGTTTCTATATGGTAAGCAGTCTGAGTTCAACGGTCACACGCCCTTGCTTAGATTGCAATGCCTGTAAAGTTTTGAATGCCCCCATGGACAAATCTTGGTAAAGTCGCCTCTCTCAAACAGAGGAGTATAATTTCTCAGTTCGAATCTGAGTGGGGGTACCATAAATGATAGAGGATGTACTTTCTATTGGAAAGGATTATAATGTATTTTAAAAAAATGACTGACATGCCAACGCTACCAGAAGATCTTAAAAACGATTTGGTCGCTGAAGCTGTTAAAATGTTTGAAACAGAACGACAAAGTCGTGTTGTTTATCCTCAACGTTTTGAAATGGAAAATGACAATAGTCTGAATTGCATGAAAAACGAAGACATGGATTTTTACCAAAAATCAGGTGGAGTTTCTGCATTGAGTATGTCTGATGATATGCGCAGACGAACATTTGAATTTTTTAAAAATGCCAACCATCCCTCAACAAACTTGATTAGTGCTTATGTGTATTTGTTTGTGGAAGGTGGCCCGTTTTGCGCTCCACATATAGATGATGTTAATAAAAGAAAACATGGATTTCAACTTTTGCTGAAAGCAGGAGGTGATAATGTTAAGACTGTTTGGTATGAACCTAAAGAAGAGTTTAAAAATTTATCTGTGATAGATTATTGTTGCATACCATACAGTAAGATAGATTTAAAGTCAGAAACTTGTTTGGAAGAAAATTACTGGTATTGGATGAAGTTTGATTCAATTCATAGTATTGAAAACTTACAATCGCTAAGAGTTTTTCTGGCTGGTCTTTGAATATAGAAATAACTGGCGTTCGTTCAATGGATAGGACAGCATTCTTCTAAAGTGCGAATAGGGGTTCGATTCCTCTACGCCGGACCAATTATGGAGTTGTTAGTTTAGTGGCAAAACCACGGGTTGTGATTCCGTTATCACGAGTTCGATTCTCGTACGACTCCCCAGTTGACGTTTTAGTCAATTAAATGTATAATAATGTAATGTATGAAGTAAAAGGAAAAATAGTAACATTAAATGCTACAACTCTAGATGAAGCGATGCGCACAGCAAAAGCAATGAATGAGTTCGTAACTATTAAGAGTAAAGAATTTGAGCTGGTTGGCATGTTTGGTGCCGACAGTATTGAGGATGGTAAATGCCCAGACGGTATTGACTATACTTGGAAAAAAAGGAGAGCGTGATGCCCTGGATTCAAAATTGTGCTGCAGATGATATTCCAAAAGGATTTCATGTTGCTGTAGGCGACAATGCGATGCTGATTCAGATTACTGATCCAGCAAGCTGGCGTCCGACTCCGAAACATAATTTCAAAGAAGTTCATCATTTTGAATTTCTCGATGTAGAAGAAAAAGATCATGTCCTCGATGAGGAAATGAAATGTAGTCACGAGCAAGCTGCTGAGCTTGTTAGACTTCTTCAACATGCGTTGGATAATCGAATGGATGTCATTGTTCATTGCTTTGCTGGTATTTGTCGTAGTGGTGCAGTATGTGAAGTAGGCGTTATGATGGGCTTTCAGGATACTGAAAGATTCCGTAGTCCTAACTTACTCGTTAAGCACCGTATGATGAAAGCATTGGGTTGGATATACGATGAAAACGAAAAGCCAAACTTAGATGATTGGCGAAAGTTTAGTAATGATTTTTAGGAGTTTGAAATGAGTGACTATACACCTGATGCATGGCACATTCTCAAGATCGAAGGATACGAAGATCAAAAGAGCGAGCCAGTGTACAAAGTGCTTGCTGGTTGGTATGGTGGATATCTTGGCGGAGATTCATGGAAACTAAACAGCGGTATTACAAAGATTACCGATTGCGGTGAATACTACGACATTGATGGATACTCCGGAAGCACTTACCGTTGTTACAAAGCAGTGGAAAGATTTACAGGACTAATGTCTAGTATGCTCCACAGTTGGACATCGAATAAAGATAGCGGTCTTGTTATTGAGACTATCACAATGGAAGAAACATTGAAAATTTTTAAGGAGTAAGATATGCCGAGCGTGTTCTTAGTAAGCGATACACACTTCGGACACGCTGGCGTATGTCAATTCACGCGTGCCGATGGAGTGACAAAATTACGACCATGGACTGATCCAGATGAAATGGATGAAGCTATGGTTAAGGCTTGGAACGAGAGAGTCAAGCCAACAGACAAAGTCTACCACTTAGGCGATGTAGTAATTAACCGTAAAGCGTTAAAGATATTACATCGCTTGAATGGAGACAAAGTTTTAATCCGAGGCAACCATGATATCTTCAGGGATGAAGAATACAGACAACACTTTCGTGAATTGCGTGCATACCATGTAATGAATGGAATGATATTAAGTCACATTCCAATTCACGAAGAAAGTCTAGGTCGCTTTGGTACTAACATCCACGGCCACCTTCATGCTAATAGAGTAATGAAGATGTGGATTAGAGGACCGGAAATCGATGTCCGCTACCACTGCGTGTGTGTAGA